TCTGGTACGTACTTTTATATTCATTTCTTATCTCATCACTAACTGTTTTATTATTAGCGGAGTAATCCGACACTGGAATTAATTATGGCACTATCACAACAAGTAGAATCGTCTCTATTAGAGGCACAACAAAGTTTACGTAATGCATTATCATTTGCAGCACGTACTGAGAAACCATACATTGCAAAACATATTGCAGATATGATGTCTAGTATTGATAACATCATACATGTAGTTCCTTTATTGGAACAAGTCGAAGAAGGACTGAATGATAGTTTATGAATCTTCTGCAAAACTATATTGACATATACAAACCAGAAGAACCTATTTTATCAGAGAAAGAAATAAACTCTTTACAGTGGCAAAAAGGAGAGTGGACAGGTGGTGCTGCTGAGTTTATACAGTATCAAAATTGTTCAGCAGCAGAATGTTATGAACAATCCATGTATGATAGACTTACAGGTTGGGCAAGAGATTGTGCAACCACCTACGCATTACAAAGAGAATTTAATATCAATGCAGGAAGTTCTCCTAGATTTAATCGTTACGTTGAAGGTGAATTTATGGAGAAGCATATTGATCACATCTACAGTTGTTTTGATGGGAATCAAAAAGGCATTCCAGTTCTCAGTATAATTGGAATTCTTAATGAAGAATACGAAGGAGGAGATTTAGTATTCTATCTTGATGGTAAAGAATATACACCAAAACTAAAAACGGGAGACACCATAGTGTTCCCGTCTGCTTTTCCTTGGTCACATGAAGTAAAACCTGTTACTTCTGGCACAAGATATAGTTGGGTGTCTTGGGCTTGGTGAATAAATATTAGTGGAGACCTGTGTCTGACTAATGGCAATAACAATACCCCCAATTAATAAACAACCATTTGAAGATGTAATGGATGCATTAGGGGGTGATGATTATTCGTATTACTTATTTGATGTTAAGAATGTAGAGGACAAGGACTCAACTAAGAAAGTTCAGATAGCATTAAAAGTTTTTGTTCCTCAAAACAAAAGAAGTACAGCAGTTGAAAATATAAAAGGTGCATTGGATGAGAAATATCCAGGAATTACAATTAATGCAAAAGGTACTGCGTTAGATATTCCAATAAGAGAGAAACAAGTTATTAGAATAGAAGTCAAACCAGAGAATAGTAAAGGATCTGGTGGTGGTGCTGCACAAACTGCACTAGTAGAATCTGCACAGTGTGTTTATGCTGCTATGAGATATTATTGTCCTAACATAGAAAAGAAGAAAGTATTTACTGAAGAAGATTTTAAATGTGGTATGAAACATTGTGAGGTAACTTCTAAATTAGATGAAATTATGTCACTAGGAAAAGATTGGCAAGAATCATCTTGGGCAGGTGCTAATGAGATCTTTAGTAAAGTAGGTGGTAAAGGGTGGACATTTGTTAGAGGTGATTCCATCATCGATGATGGTGCAGTTAAGAATGCATTTAATAGAGTAAAAAATCAAACTAACTTATCATCAGAAGACAAATGGAATCCTGCTGATATATGGATGGTGAAAGATAAGACTAAAGTAAAGAAACATCTTGATAAAGAAACTACTATTGATTGTTTAAACAATGCTCTATTACAATTGCGAATAGAAGAACAGTTAGTTGGTATATCTTTGAAGAAGATTGAAGGTTCCCCTAAAATGAAACTGTTGAATGATATACCTGCTGTAGAGAGAAAGCAGAATGAGAAAGCAAAGTTTGAAAAGTATGATTTAACATTCGATAATGGTAGAAAGAAAGATAATCATCCTATGGATGTATATCTGTATTATGGTACAAGTACTTACGAGAAGTTTCAAGCAAGAAACTTTGGTGGTCCTACTAAGGGTGATTGGAAGTTAGAATTGAAAGGTAAGTCTGCTGCACAGGGTAAGATACAAGGTAAGAAGGTGCAAGAATTATTAAAGGATGGTAAGTTTGGTACACTACCTGAGTATGGTGGAACAGATACTTGGAGTAAAGCTAAGAATGGTAAGTTAGATGAAGAGATTTATAATTTACTGGTAAAATATAAGGCAAAGGGTTTAAAGAATAGATCAACTGATTTGGCATGGATTAAAGATGAGGCAGAACAGGCATGGAAGTATAGTAAGTATGCGGGATTAAAATTATTAGATTGGGTATCAACTCATAAAGATTCTGATCAGATAATGAAAGAGATATATTTGTATGCATCTTCACAGTCAGACAAGTCTTCTGTGTACTGGAAACTCCAGTAAATAAACTGGCACAATGAGACCACAATCAGCTTGCGGATGTAGTATAATATGGGTATCGGAAACGGTTGAGATGCCCAACAAACACCTTGAACACCCAGAAGATTCGATTCTCCAAGGACGTAGGGTTGCAATAGATGCTATCAAGGAACTTGTGACAGTTACTAAACTGTCTGTTAAATGGGACGGTGCTCCTGCTATTGTATTTGGAACTAACCCTGAGAATGGTAAGTTCTTTGTTGGCACTAAGTCTGTCTTTAATAAAAGAAAAATTAAAATTAATTATACTCATGATGACATTGATCAGAATCATAAAGGAACTGTCGCAGACATTCTTCGGTTGGCTCTTGATCACCTTCCTCGTATCAATCGTATTATCCAAGCTGATTGGATCGGTGTCGGTGGGGGCAATGTTTATTGTCCTAATACTATTCAATATAACTTTCCTTCCACCATCATTCAAAAAATAATTCTAGCACCTCATACAGAGTATACAGAACTTAGTCCTACTGCTGAGGGTAAGATCGGAGTTAGTCTTGAATCTACTTCTGATTGCTACTTTGTTGATACTAATAATGCTGTAGTAGAACCACCTTTAGGATGGAGACACCTAGCAAAGATACTACCTACACTTCTAGTCGCAAAGGTTCCACAATCCCGCACCGAAATAGCAAAACATATCAACTCATTTATACGACAAGGTACTCTTCCGCATCCTCAGGAAATGTATGATACGTTAGATGCTAAATATAAGGGAGAAGTTAATGTGAGTACCTTTAAGGTATGGCACAAAATCTTCCAACTGAAACAGCGTCTACTCGATGCGATTGTTGTAAATGGAAATGTTGAATGTTACATCGATGGAGAATCTTCTCAACATGAGGGGTTCGTTACGGTTTCAACCAATCCTTACAAAATTGTAGATCGATTGACCTTTAGTAGAGCAAACTTTAACCTTAGTAAGAATTGGCAGAATGAAAAAGTTCAGTGCTTTCCTAACTGAAGCCGAAAGATCCTTCGCTTCCAAAGAAGCAGAGAAATTAAAACTTAAGCATGTAGGGTATGGTAAGTATGCCGATATAAATGGCAACGTTACTCACTTGTCTAAGGACGGTAAACTAATAAAGGTTTCTGCCCAACAAGCAGCAACTGCAACGCAGCAAAATGGAGGAGAAGAAACTGGAAGCGGCGAGGGTCAGGTCGATCAAGGTAGCATATCTGTTACATTTGGAAGATTTAATCCACCTACTGTTGGGCATGAGAAACTTTTAAACAAGGTTGCTCAACAGGCAAAGTCTACTGGAGGAGAGTATAGAATATATCCATCTAGATCTGAAGATCCTAAGAAGAATCCTCTTGATGCAGGAACTAAAATTGGATTTATGAAGCAAGCATATCCTGATCATGCTAATGCTATTCAAAACAATGAAGAGATGAGAACTATCTTTGATGTTCTTACTACTCTTGATGGTGAGGGATATAGTTCAGTAAATTTAGTAGTTGGTGGAGATAGAGTTAGTGAGTTTAATAGTCTTGCACAGAAATATAACGGAGATGTATACACATTTGATGAGATTAATGTAGTTTCTGCGGGAGCAAGAGATCCAGATGGTGAAGGTGTGGAGGGTATGTCTGCATCTAAACTTCGTAAGGCAGCAGCAGAAGATGATTTTGATTCCTTTAGAAAGGGAATGTCAAAAAGTTTAGGTAAAGATGGTACGGAAAAGTTATACACAACTTTACGTCAAGCAATGCAAGTAGAAGAGTTTGACGATTTTGCTGAAGCATCATATGATCTGTATGAGATTGCTCCTAGGTTAGATCCTCAAGGTCTCCGTGAAGCATATTTTAATCAAAATTTATTTGAGGTAGGAAGTTTTGTCGAGAACTCAAACACAGGGATCGTTTCTAAAGTTGTTAGTCGTGGTAGCAATTATGTCATCTCTATTGATGAGCGTGATGGTATCTATCGTTCTTGGTTGAAAGACTTAGTAGAAGTAAATGATATTAAGTATTTTAATTGGAAACCTGCTGGTGAGGTTGGTACAGATCAACTTGACAATTATGTGAGAAAATTAACTCCAGGTGAATTCATTCGCAAGCTAAATAAAAGGGACAAGGACGCTAAGTAAAATGAATCTCAGAGACCTACCAGATATGACTGCTGCCCTTGATGAAGTCAAGGGATATTCTAAAGGCGGTAAAGTTGACGTAAAGAAAACAGGAAAGATTGAAGTCCAAAAGGAAGCCAAAAAGAAGGAACCTCGTTGGCAGGATGATGACTGCGATGGTAAGTGGTATGAGAAAAGTGATGTAGATGGTAAGATTAGTAAGAGAGAAAAGAAAGAGAAGAAGAAGCATTATCAGAAGGAAGCATTTGCTTTCTCTGATGAGGAGTTTGAAGAAATTGCTCAACTAGGAGAAGAGATTGATGCGATGTCTGATGAGGAACTCATCGATGTCATGATAGAATCTATTCATGAGATAGCAGAAGACGATCAAGATCTTATTGAAATTTGTGAGCACTTGGAAGAGACTGAAGTATTAACAGAAGCACCATCAAAGCATTCAGCAATGCCTAATGTTGCTGTACAAGCACCTAAGAAAGCACCTGAAAGAGACGCAGGATCAGAGGCACGTAAGAGATTACTATCTAAGAAAAAATCTCCTTCTCGTATGGAGAGACTTAAGTCTGCTGCTAAGAAGGCAGGTTCTCTAGTTAAGAAAGGTGTTAAGGCAGTAGGAAAGAAAGCAGTACAGACTGCTGGCAAAGTTGCTGGTGAGTTCTCTGCTGCTAAAGAAAAGCAGAAAGAAGTAGCAAAGTCTCGTACTACTACTAGTGATAATGCAAGCACTACTACTAGCAGACCTGATAGTGGTGGAAGTGATGGTGGCGGGGAGAAAAAGAAAGGTCCAGGTTTACTGAGCAGAATTGGTGGTGCAATTAAGCGTGGTCTGAAGAAAGCAGTTGGTAAGACTGCACGTGCAGTATCAAAGGGTTCAAACAAACTTGCTACTCGTATGGGAGAATCTTATGATGAGATTGCTCATCTATATGAGTCTAATTTATTCTCTATTGAAGAAATAGAAAACGTTATTCTTGAAAAGGAGAAGGCAGATGCTAAGCTTTAAAGAACTTAACGAGAAAAAAACTAAAGTCAAAATCAATCCTAATCTTAAGGATGTGATGGAGAAATCTTCTTGTGATTGTGATTGTGATACTCATGAATCTCATGATAAGTGTGGAGATGATTGTAATTGCAATTCAATGTCAGAAGGAAAGAAGAAAGATGATACATACTTAGAGACCGACTTTAAGAAACGCCTGAAAAATAATGAGAAGGCGAGAAAGGAACTTATGAAAGGTCCGCAAATGAAAAACCCGCACTTGGAATCCTATGACAGTCAAGAAGAAGTTTCAGAAGAAAGCACAGAAGAGAGCACTGAAAATTCGATCTTGACCTTTAATAATTTCCAAGAAGCAACTCGTCTTAAGAAAGAGAAGGGTTATGATAAGGGAGGTACTAAGAAACCATCTGGAAAAAAGGATAAAGCACTGTCATTTGTTCTTGATAAAATAAGAAAAGAGCATGGTAAAGGTGCTGTAATGACAGGGGGAAGCAGACAACAGAAGAAAGTGAAGGGTGCTAAATCTGATGCTGGTACTGGTAAGTACAAGAAGGCAGCAGATAATAAGAAAGCATATGCTGCTAAGGCAAAGAAGGCAGGGTTTAAATCTAGTCAGGATTACGCTAATACAATGGCAAGGTATGGAGGAGAAGATAACTATAAGAAAGGTAAAGGTCTAGGTACATAAAGGTGCTATATAGAGTACCTATTGGTACAAAATAATGATCAATTTTTTAATGCCCATTGCGATCAGTATCATCAACAAAGCAGTTGATAGGATACCTGATGATCTTGATTCTGTTATTAAAGACTTTGTAATTAAGTTGCTGAAGAAAGCAGCAGCTAAGACTGGTAACAAAGTAGATGATGAACTAGTTGTGGCACTTCAGAAGGCACTGCTAGAAAGTTAAGTTTATAAATACTCATACAGAATATATTCGGAGATAGTTTACCATGCCATTATGGGGAAAATCCGCAGCTTCGGCCACCAACAAGCCCAAATGGCTGCCAGAAGACGAGAACTCAGACTACAATAAAGCTACAGTTTATGCTGACACAGCAGGATGGGTTGTAGCACCTGGTACTGCCAACAGTGGTAGTGATAATGTTAATGCACAACCAGAAGTGTTAGCATGTATTGGTGGTCTATCGACAACTCTTGCTGCACCTACTGTAACTAAGATTCGTATTGTACAATCTTCTATTGCAGCTGGTAGTAGGACAATTACTGCTGAGGTTACATGGGATGAGAAGGTAACAGTTGCTGGATCACCTCAAGTTGTAATCGCTAACGGTAACCAAGGTACAGGTAG